CAATGCACTGGGCGATTGCACTGGTAATGAGGGTGTTGTCTCCCTCGTTGAAGTTTTTGAACTCACCATTGATGATGGTGCGTCCCCAGAGGACACCAACCTCAGACATTGTCTGTGGCTCACAACGATGAAGGTCATCTGACCGTGGGTCAGAATCCTCGAGGTAGGTGAAGACATTGTAATCTTCAGCGATAACGATGTTGTTGACGAACTCAGTGACCATTGCTTCCATTGTTGCTTCCTCCGAACCGAACTTGATGTAAAGAGAGTACTACACGAATAATGTAATGTCAATAGTGAATTCATGTATTTACCAAAAATAGTTTTGCCCCCGTTGGCAACAGGTAAATGTTCTTGTACTATATACACATGGACACTGAAGGACAAAAAGCATGGGTACAGGTGTGGAAGGACATCATGAGTGACATCTCCCGCATTGGCGGTATTGAGATGGACAAGATGGATGTTGATTCCTATACACGTACGCTCGCACCGCTACGCAAGCGTGTGTGTGATTCCCAACTGGACAAGAACCGCCAGCGATATAGCGTAGAGTCGCCTGAGATATGGGAACTCCGCTACTGGATTCGTAGTCAACGATATCGACCGACGTACGAAGACGTAACTAAAAAGGTTTGTGCTGTTCTGGACATCCCTTATGGGATTGATGGTGGGACATATCAAGCACGACAGATAACAACGGCACAACCGGCTCCACAACTTGAGGCTCGTGAACAACCTCAACAACATAACCTCTTTGAGTGGGTCAATCACTTGCGTCCAACTGGTGATAAGTCTCGTGACGAGTTTGTTGCCAATATGGTTAGCCGTATTGAGAACATTGCTGGTGCGGATGAGGCTGTAAAGGTTGCCCAGACTCTTACTTCCGCTCATATGGTTATGGATGCTACTCACAGGGCTGAACTCGAAGATGAGTTGGAGAAGATTCCTGAAGATGTTCGGGCTCAGTATGTGCGTGAGGCTGGTGGCTTCACACAGAACAAGCACTTTGTGAACCTGAATGTAGCCAAGCGAGCGTTTGCACTCTATCGGGCTAGTCGAAATCAGAACACGGCGAAAGAAGGCATGGAAAGGTGGAATAAGAAATGGGCATAGATATCAACTCAGGAATTATCCTGTTTGTGGCTTGTGTAGTTTCGTATGCACTTGGAGTCACTCAAGACAGGGGTAAGAAACTTGACGTGATGCAAAAAGGAACCCGGGTGCGCTACCGTGGTTCGAAGGACGGCAAGTGGAAGTTCGGTGTTATCGAGGAAGACATCATTGGGAAACGAACACTCATTATCCTCCGTGGTGTCGAACTTGAGTTAGATGAGGTTGACCAATTGGTGGTAAAGGTTTCGCACCGTATCTTCCCTATCAAGAAGGAAAGCATTGAGATTCTTGGCTATGACGAAGTCTGGCTAAAGAAAGACCTCGTATGACAATCAACACGCTGACGGCAGAGGTTGATGTCAAACTACTGAAACCTCACGTAGATAATGTCAATCAAGGGGACGTTGGCGCAATCATTGAGTCGATTCAAAGGAATGGCTTCTACGGACGGATTGTAGTCAACAAGAGGAACAACCATATCCTCACTGGTAATCATCGCTATGCGGCGGCATTACAGTTAGGCTTTGAAACCATTCCTGTCGAGTACATCGATATTGATGAACGTGACGAGATTAGGCTACTTCTGGTTGACAACAGGACAACGAGGCTTGGCGTGGATGATGAATCTGGATTGGCTGAGTTATTGTCCACTCTGATTGCCACTGAACAAGGCTTGGCTGGAACTGGATTTGACGACGGTGACCTCGATGAACTCATTGGGTTGTTGGCTAAGTCCGCCACTGACGCATCTGAGTCGTTATCCGAAGACACTCAATCCGAGCAAGATAATCCTGAAGAGCGTTGTGCCGTCGGTCAGGTATGGCAACTAGACGATGCTGAACTCACGATAGGTGAAGACACTGAAACGTGCGACGCATTGCTCTCATTCTGGGAAAAGGTTACACGAAGGAAAGCGAGGCTAGTTGAATAATGGAAGGCTATGGCGAAGAACGCAAAAACCCGAATGGGCGACGGTCGTTACTGAATGAGACATCTGAAAAGTTGGTTCTCGATGCGGTCACTGCTGGTGCAACGCTCAAGATAGCGGCAGAAGCGGCTGGTGTGTCATACGACACGCTGAAGAAGTGGATTGCACGAGGTGAGCATGGGCATGAACGTCCCGCTTACAAGGAGTATGTCGAGTTTGCCCAGAAGGTTAGGCAAGCACAGGCTAAGGGTGAGGTAGGGCTTATTGCCCGTGTTCGCAAAGCGTCTGAGGAGAATTGGTCAGCGGCGGCATGGCTACTGGAACGTGGTCATTCTGAACGCTGGGGACGTAAGCAACAGATTACAGTGAAGGAACTTTCGAATGACCAAATTATCTCCCTACTTACGCAAGATTCTGATGGAGGAGGCACTGAAGAGGAACCTGAGTCCTGATGGTAAGACAGCACTCAGTCCGTACTACAAGGGGGTTGAAGTTGGTTCACTCAGCGAATACCACGAGTACCTCAGGCTAACGCTACCTAAGGGGTGGGATTCTAGCCCTCCGCACATCAAACTCATCTGTGAACACCTTGACGCAATCGACCGTGGAGAGATAGACCGCCTTGCCGTCTCTATGCCACCTCGTCATGGGAAGACTGAGACCATCACTGTTCGGTACGGAGCGTACTGTTTCGAGCGTGAACCTGACAGCAATGTCTTGGTGACTGCTTATAACGAGCGTATTGCCAGACGTTTTAGCCGTAAAGCCCGTGCGATTGTGAGTGGGCGACGAGCATTGATGGAGAGTTCGAAGGCTCAGGATGAATGGGGTATGCCTGAGGGCGGCACGTTCATGAGTCGTGGAGTTGGTTCTCCTCCAACTGGTGTTGGATTTAAACACATCATCATCGACGACCCTATTCGTAGCCGTGAAGATGCTGAGTCTGTCAACTCTCGTGAAAAGGCTTGGGACTGGTACACAGACGATATCTATACTCGTCTTGAGCCGGGCGGAGCAATGATTATCGTGGCTACTCGATGGCATCATGACGACATCATTAGTCGTGCTATCGACTCTGAGCCGAATCGGTGGACGGTTCTCAAACTCCCAGCCATTGCCGACGAACCAGATGACCCACTCGGTCGTAACATTGGTGAAGCACTCTGGCCTGACCGTTACCCAGTTGATGCACTCGAGCGTATCCGTTCTGTACAAATGCAAAACGAAGGTGAGTACTCATGGCTCGCTTTGTATCAACAGACACCTACTCAGAGGACTGGTTCGTTCATCAAGCAAGACAAGATTACTATTGTTGACCACGGCCCTGATATCGCTAAACTGGTACGTGCATGGGACTTGGCTTCCGTCAAAGGTAGTGGCGACTACACCGTTGGCATCAAAGCGGCACTCGACAAACAGGGACGGTTCTGGATACTAGACTTGGTTAGGGGTCAGTACGATGTTGAGGAACGTGACGACATTATCCTAAGGACTACGATTGCTGATGGACGTGAGGCTACGTGTCGATTACCTCAAGACCCAGCACAGGCTGGTCGGTCTCAGGCTAAGTATCTCTTGAAGATGTTGCATGGCTTCAAGGTCTCGATTCATATGCCTAGTGGAAGCAAGATTGTCCGAGCCGAAGCATTGGTCAGTCAAATCAATAACGGGAATGTCTACATGGTCAAAGGGAAGTGGAATAACGAAGTCCTTGACGAGATGCGTATGTTCCCAATGGGGAGACACGACGATGTTGTTGATGCCGTCGTTGACGCTTATGACGAAGTAGTTCGAAGGAGGACGATGCAAGCCGTATGAGAAACTTCATTCCTATTGCTCAAGTTATTGATGTGTACGGAGTAATCGAAGACCTCGTACTGAATGTCAAATGCGACAGGATTGAGATTGATTACGACGTGGATGCCGCTCCTCCAATCACCAGTAATGAGTTATTGGCGGTTCAGCAATGGTACGTGACAGCGTGGGCGATGCATCTTCAAGTGTCGTCCCGCCAACGTAAAGAAAAGCCTGAGATAAGGGTTGGGAATCTAATGGAGTTTGCCCGTGAATTTAAACCTCATGGGAGTTCCGTGACTATTCCTGAAGGAACGCTTTGTCGAGTCGTGTTCCCCCCTCGTAAGGTTGGATACGGACTTGCACCATCAACAGTCAGGGTGTGCGTCGTTGATGACTACATCACTGTGCCGCTCCACTTCCTGACAACACTTTGGACACCATTACGCCCAGAGGATGCTCAGATGACAGCGAGTCGTAAGTGGCACGGTCGGCGTGAGGTTAGTGATGACATCATGCGTATGTGGAGCCCTTTAGCGCACAAGTGCCTAGCGTCCCATATTGACGACGCTAGGTCATTGTCTAAGGTTTGTGCATACGGGAAACCAGTGATTCGTCAAGAACCATGTAGCCTGCCCTCTCCAGTTTCGGAGCATCAACAGGATTGATGACCCAGCACTTTCCATCCACGGCGAATGCCACGGACTTCACAATCATCCGGTTAGAGTAGCGGACTGCTTTGTCAGGGCAATCGAAGACTACTGGCACGGAATAGAAGTCGCTAGACTTCCAATTCTTCTTTCTTCTCATGTGTATACAGTAACACAAAATAATATTGGTGTCAATAGTGTTGCAAACAAATAAGCGTGGTCTAATGCCCGAGTGACTACATACGAAGACTACAAATACACGAAGGTTGGATTACGGATGAACGTCGGGGTGTACCCGGTAACCGTAGCGATGTACAGGCACTACTGTTCGTTGACCTCCCGACAAATGCCACAAGTGCCGTCCTTTGGTTGGTTCGAAGACCACCCAATGGTGAACGTAAATTGGGACAATGTTCAGGACTACTGTGCGTGGGTTAAGTCGTACTACCAAGAGAAGGTTCGGTTGCCATACGACAATGAATGGACAATCATAGCCCGTGGTGGACTACACCCAACGATTACGCCTTATCCGTGGGGTGACGCATATATAGACAACTCGACTTGGACATCAGTTCGGTCACGTCGTTTCAGTACAGTGTCGGTTGCAAGGACACACAACACGTACTTGAACGGCTATGGAGTTCTCGATGTATCAGGCAATGTTGCTGAATGGTTACAGGACTCTAAGGATGGTCAGAAGTGTTTCGTGACGGGTTCATGGTACTCAGCCGAACAAACCTACGGTATGTGTCAATCTAGGGCTTACCAGATACCTATATTCAGGCGTGATTGGCTTGGCTTTAGACTCGTGACAATAGACACGTAAAACTTTATTTAAAAATACTTTACAATCTACTTGACAAGTATGTAAAGTGTGTGCGATACTCTAACCAATCAAGTTCGAGGAGTAAACAAATGAAGGTAACGACAGTCATCACCAACGACATCAAGGTAGGTCAAGTAGCGGTTTGCACTGACTGTGGTCAGTTGGAGAAAATCGTTGAAGTGACAGATACCCAAGTCTGGACATACGAAGAAGGTGATTCCTACACGTTTGAGGGACACGCTTGCTGTTTCGCTTGTACTGAGTTCCGTCAGGAGGAATTTCGCATTGCATTCAATGATGCTAAGGCTGATTATGAGGCTTCCCTGTGAACGCTGTAGCAGTGCGAATTACGCATAACCAAAAGGGACACATCTATTCAAGTTCGTGGTCTGTAATCGTCCAACAGTTTGATTACACACCAAATGACTTCAATGCATATGCGGAACGTGTAGTGAAGACTGTAATGCAGTTCGCTGATGCATACCAGACAGTTCAGGCGACTGATTCAAGTATGGCAATCGAATGGAAGACTGAGGGTGACGAACACGTCTTCTGGTTTGATGTCGACGAAGACCACCCAATTACTCGTTCAAACCGTGAGTTACTTGGTAAGCCGTGGGAATCCAAAGGTATGGATGACATTGTTATGAAAATACTTTGCGGAAGTATTGACAACTAGTTTAGAGTGTGGGATACTCTATTCAATCAAGTTCGGAAAGAGGAAACTACAATGAAAAACATCATCATTAGCGAGCGGGAAATGGCAAAAGCCCGTAAGTCGGTCAAAGACCGCATCCCAGCGTCGGAGCGACCGTGGGCACGTCCTACGGTATTCAAAAGCCGTAAGGCTTATACCCGGAAGGGTAAAGGTGGTCGCAATGAAGACTAGTCTTCAAGTTATTGGGCGAGTCATCCTCGTCATCGCACTCGTCTGGTTCTTCATCGACTCCACACGGATTGCACTGAAGCATGAAGATGCAAAGGCGAAAGCAGTAGCCAATCATTCCAAGGTGATGGCGGATGAAGCACCGGAGGTGAACTAATGGACGCACAATTAGTCGAGTGGTCAGACCTACGACATAAGTTAAAGACTACGGGATTTAATCCCGAAGTCATCAATGGAATCAATGCTATAGCGGATAAGGGTCACACACTTGAATACCCGATGCAAGCCATAGCGACTCCATCAAGTCTTATCTACAATGGAGGGAAAATCGCCATATCAACTGACTACTGTGGTGAAGAAGACGAGGGGTATATGTATGATGCGTTGGAATCCATGGGGTACGACGTGTACAGTCACAACAGGATTGTGTACGTCATCATGTGAGCCCCTACAAGGCTCATACAGCGACCCTAGGATAAAGAGCGACCAGATACTTGGTTCGCTCTTTTTTAGTGCCTATTCTGTTGCGTGTGTGCCAGCGGTTGCATATAGTACAAGCATGAATATCGTTAAATATCAGAAACTCTTAGATGAGAAGGTAAGCCTCAAAGCACTATTACCTTGCGGAACAGAGGGTGAGTTCAAGGGTATTGCTTACAGTTTTGGCAAGGGCTACGGACTTGAGTTTATGGGGGCTGATGGTAACGTGATGTTCATCAGGGCTAGGAACACAAATGATGTTGTGTGGGCTGATGCAAACGTCACGAAATTCATCGAGGGATAGCAATGGCAATTTGGGAACGGATGAAGGGGTTCTTCAAGCAAAGTGCCCCAGCGGGAGAACTTCCGCTATCCCGTAATCAGAGTCGGGTCGTAGCAAGATACGGCAATGGCAAACTGACGAGTCTAATTACGACACGTCTCCCAAGTTCTAATCGTGACTGGGCTAAAGAATCTGGTGACCTCGGTCTAAACGGAATCGTTGCTATTGGTATTGACTGGTACGTTCGAAACTGGGGATTGTCAAAGCCTGTTATCCGACGTAACACTCCTAACACCAGTGCTGACAAGTATGAGATTATCGATGAGCATCCGTGCTTAAACGTCATTAAGAATCCATATCCAGATATTCCAGCAAGCCGTTGGTGGGGATGGATTATTCAGGACTACAAGGTTCTTGGTAACGCTTACGCTCGCATTATGCCTATTAGGGGTGCTAAAGATGGTGAGCAACAGTACTACCTCCAGTACCTCCCCGGAGACATGGTTTCACCTGAAGGTAACCAGACAACTACTACTGAGAACTTTGTCTACACGGTTGATGGGCGACGCTTCATTATCCCGTCCGAGGAGATAATCCACTGGGCGTACCTCCGTGACCCGAAAGACATACGGCTTGGACGTGCCCAGTTGAGTGCCGTCCTAAAAGAGATTGCTACAGATAACCAATCTTCAACAACAGCGTATGCACTTGTCCGCAACAATGCGATGCCTTCCTTGATGGTCGGGCCTTCTCCCGGAGACATGGTTGAGATGTCAGTTGATGACGCTCGTTCCATGAAGGAGAAGTTGTCTGAGGACTTCACGTCTGACTACGCTGGTGGCATTGCTGTGATGACCGCTCCGTACAACGTGAGTCGTTTGTCGATGAGCCCGTCTGAGATGAATCTAGATGGCTTACGTCGAAAGCCTGAAGAGCGAATCAGTGCCGCACTAGGATTGAACTGTATGGTTCTTAGCCTAGGTGCTGGACTTGAGCGTAACACCTATTCGAACTACGCTGAGGCTCGTAAGGCGGCGTGGGAAGATGGGATGGTTCCTCTTCAACAGCAACTTGCTGATGTGTTGACTCTGAAGGTACTTTCGCTGTTCCCTGATATTCAAGATGGTGACGTTATTGCATTTGATAACTCGAATGTAAACGCACTCGACGAAGACAACACGACTAAGGTGGCTCGCTCAACGGCGTTGTATGAAAGCGGCATTATTGACCGTGCTGAGGCGAGGAAGATTGTTGGTGAACTCGTTCAACCTCAAGATGCTGAAGTCTTCCATGCGAAGGGCGTTGGCATGGTTGGTGGAGTCATGTCGCCAGAGATGCCAGTCAAGTCAACTGAGGTCAAGAGTGATAACTTGGATATCGACGAGGAACTCAAACTTGTTCAGTATGAGATTCGCTCGGCTGACACATTCATCCCAACCTCAAGCATGGCTACTGCCGCAAGACGTGCTATCGCTTGGCGTGATGCTGGTAACCCGGGTGCGACACGAGTCGGTTGGGCAAGGGCTAATCAACTAGTCAATCGTGAAAAACTCTCCACTGATACCGTTATGCGTATGTACTCATTCTTCTCGAGGCATGAAGTAGATAAAAAAGCACCGGGGTTCAATGAGGGTGAAGACGGATTCCCATCAAAGGGGCGTGTAGCGTGGGATGCATGGGGTGGCGATGACGGCTTTGCGTGGGCAAGGCGAATGCGTAACCGCATCTTGGCTAAGAAGTCTGAGGATATGTCATCTGTAGAAGATGGTCTATCGATGAAGTCTTTCCATTCCGCTCTGTATTCGAGTGCAAAGCAACTTCAACGTGATGTCTTCCGTCAGGAACAAGCAGTTGTAGAGTCGGCTCAGAAGGCTTGGAGCAAGGCTTTCGCTTCTAGTCAAAAGATGTCACTTGAATTGGCTGATGGAATGACAAAGAGTCAGGCAACCGCATTGTGCAAGAAGCATATAGCGGCACTCGATTCGTTCACTGAGAAACTAACTGAATTGACTGAGTCAGGTCAGTTTAGTGTGGCTGAGACATCTTCCGAAGAAGTCAAGGATATGGCTTTACTCCAGAATCCCGATACGGAATGGGTTGATGTTGATAGTTACGACATCAGTGATTTGTCTGGTGTGTCTTCAAGTGGTGATTCAGTAGCATCCATATTGAATGATGTGTCTGTATTGCTAAAGCGGAATATCGACGATGCGTTAGAAACATCAGACCAGTCGTACATGATGGCTGTGTTGAACGGTATCCGTATGAATGCGTTCAATCAGTATGAGAACATTGTTCGGAATGAGATGCTTCATGCATCCCGTGCTGGAGCAATGGTGGCTTACGCTAAGAACAAGAGCAATGTACTTGGCTACAAGCGTGTGTGTTCGGCTGATGTAAAGACTAGTGCTGTCTGTTGGGGGTTGCATGGTGCTGTATCCCCATTGACTCAACATCCTCACGTCCATCCCCGTTGCCGTTGTGTAACCGTCCCAGTCGTTGATGGAAGTCTTGATACGGACATCCCAACCTCTGAGCAACTGTTTATGGCACTGAGTCCAGACGAGCGTAAGAGTACACTTGGTAAGTCTCGTTACGAGTTCTGGGAAAACGGAACACCTCTGTCGTCATTTGCAACGACGTACATGGATGACAAGTGGGGTAATGTCGTTCGCCTGACACCCGTTAGCGAACTTGTAGTGTCAAGTTGACAACGAAGAAAAACAACGTAATGTAAGTGAGACGGCTTGTGCCGTCCAAGTCCTTACGATGCATAGGATGAAGCATTGGATAACAACGGAACTAAGACAATGAAAGACTTACTGGTTACATTCGGTGACGAAGTCAAGGTCACGTCGAGTGGGAAGGTCAGTGGTTACCTAATTCGGTTCGGTGGAACGGACTTGGATGGTGACTTCTTTACCCAGTCGTGTGATTTTGGAAGACCGACAAATGTTGGCGACTCCTTCAAGATGAATCTCTACTATGCTCATGGCATGGATGAAGTTGTTGGCAAGGAGACTGTTGGTACTGGAAGAGTCGTCGTAAAAGACGCTGGACTCTGGTACGAGGGTCAGATTGAGATTAGCAACGAGTATCGCAAGATGATTGCAAAACTCGGACAAGAGGGTCGTCTTGGATTCTCTAGTGGGGCGGCAAGCCACCTTGTTGAGCGAAAATCGGTTGGAGCCGCAAGCCAAATCATTCGATGGAACCTTGCTGAAGCAAGTCTTACTCCTAAGCCAGCCGAGCCTCGCAATATGGCAAGCCTTAAGTCGCTGAAGAGTTTGATGCTTGAGGAAGTTAAAGCGACCCCCGGTGACCTAAGCGTTGGAGACTTTGTCCGGTGGTCTTCATCTGGCGGCAATGCTGTAGGACGCATTGAGCGTGTTGCTACAAACGGTCGAGTTACTCCTGAACCAAGGGGTAATGAGATGATTGGTGTAGAGAGTGACCCAGCATACTTAGTGCGAGTCATGTCAGATGATTCAGGTGAGATGGAAATGACTGGAATTACAGTTGTTCATCGAGCAAGGTCATTGACGAAGATTGAGAATCCAATGAAGTGCGGGATGGGTTATCCACAGCAGTCAAGTCCTCAAGTAGTACTTGTACGACCAAAACCGTACACTTATATGTTCCCGGTACGTGCAGAGGCACGAGGAATGAATACAATAACTAATAACGCTCCTATGTCGGAGGAAGAAATGATGCGTCGTCGTTACATGGTTCCACGGGAAGATTCTATGCAAGGCTATATGCCAGTCATGCCTAATACGACCGCATATCCTGCCGTTCAAGGCTATATGCCAATTATGTCCCCGTCCACCCAGTACCCAGCAATGCAATCCATGGATGAGTCTTATGCTCCCCAAGGTTATATGCAAACTGTGCCAATGGTTGGTTACGGGCGTTCAAATGCTCCTATGTCCGAAGATGAGATGATGCGTCGTCGTATGCGTTATCAGATGCCTGAGATGCAAGGCTATATGCCTGATTATTCACAGGCGATGCAATCCCCATTCACCGCTTGCAAGATGTGTGGGAGTGGAATGCACAAGGGTATGTCGTTCTGTCCTTCCTGTGGGTCGGCCCAGAAGAACGGTGATTACCAGATGCCTACGGCTCCAATGCCTATGGCTCGTTTGCGTAATGAGTCAGAAGATGTAGTTAGCGAGATGATGCGTGAGAAGCCAGAGATGGAAGTTAATCCACAGGCACTCTCAACAATCCTCAGCCATCTGATGCAAGCGTACTATGAGATGATTCAGGCTATGTCTGAAGGCGAAGACGAGGGTTCTTACGACGCATATCATGGTAAGTTGATGAAAGAGTGGGATATGTTCCATGCCGCTGGCAAGTCGTTCTTGTCAGAGCGTGTTCGCCCACTAAACGAAGTTCAGTCGATTCCAGTGACTTTCAACAAGTCAAAGCCATTGACTGTAAGTGAATTTGAGAAACGTGTGCGTGATGCATTCGGATTATCAAGACGAGAAGCAAAAACTGTTGCTTCTCATGGTTGGAAAGCCCTGTGCGATGCAGGGGTTGCCGCAATGACCGATGAGGTCGAAAGCGAATCGAAAGCAATCATCTGGGAAGATGCTCCGCAAGTAGAAGAGCCAGTAGTACAGGATGCCCCGGAAGTAATCGCCGAGGAGCCTGTAAAAAAGCCCCGTAAGAAGCAGGTCGCTACGCCTGTTGCTGAACCAGTTGTCGATGAAGTTTCTCCGGTTGGAGACGCTAAGTCGGTTTCTGAAATTACTACGGATGCTGATGACGATGATTCCGCTGATGATGCACCTGCTGTCATCAACGATGAAGTATCTGAAGAAGCAAAGGCTATCTCCGAAGCAAAACGTGACACGCTTATGCGTCAACTGATGCTTCAGCAACTCGCATCACAGGAAGGTTAGTAAAGATGGATATCAATGCACGAATCCGCAATTATGAAGCACAAATTGCGGAAAACAAGAAGGTAGCCGAGGGAATCCTTGGTGACACGAATCTCTCGATGGATGACGCTCAGGAACTGATTGCGACGAACGACACGCTCCTCGCTCGCATCAAGTCCCTCAAGGCTCTTGCTGGTCAGGCTAGTGACAATGCACTGCCTTATCCAGAGGTCAAGGAAGTCGAAGAGGCTCCTGCTGTCAAGAACTATGACCGTGCTGACGCAATGAAGGCGGCATCTTTGTCCGCTGTTCAGAAGACCGGCCCTTTCCAAGGCGAGACCAAGTCTGAGCGAGCATTGAAGGCATACCGCTTTGGTATGTGGTTCCTTGCAGGCCCTGCTGGTCAGTCCAAGGCACAACGCTGGTGCAAAGAGCGTGGCATCGAAATCAAGGGTCACGTCGAGAACGAGAACGAGGCTGGTGGATTCCTCGTACCTGAAGAGTTCCTCTCCGACCTCATCGACCTTCGTGAGCAATATGGTGTATTCCGCCGTAACTCCCGTGTTACCCCGATGTCGTCCGACACACAGACTCGCCCACGCCGTAAGGGTGGCTTGACTGCGTACTACGTTGGTGAAGCAACCAACGTAACTGAGTCCGAACTCCAGTGGGACAGAGTTCGCCTGATTGCTAAGAAGTTGGCGGCACTTGCTAAGTTGTCTGTCGAACTTAACGAAGACAGTGCAATCGACCTCGCTTCCACGGTTGCTGATGAAATCGCATACGCATTCGCTCTCGCTGAGGACGGTGCTGGTTTCAACGGTGATGGTACTTCCACATTCGGTGGTATCGTCGGTATCCGTGAGAAACTCAAGGGTCTAGACGCAACCCCAGCAAACGTCGCTGGTCTTGTCGTTGGTACTGGTACAGGCTACGCCACAAACTTCAACTCGTTGACGCTTGGTGACTTCCGCCGTATCGTTGGTCGCCTCCCACAGTTTGCTGACACGCCGAATGCTAAGTGGTATGTCCACCGTTCCTTCTACCATGAAGTAATGGTGCGCTTGGCTGAAGCAACCGCTGGTACTTCCAGCGTTGAAATCATCAACGGAATTGCTCGTACATACTTCCTTGGATACCCAGTGGAGTTTGCACAGGTTCTTCCAAAGGATAGTGCCGTCAGCCAAGTTACAGCACTCCTCGGCGACCTCCGCATGGGTTCCATGCTTGGTGACCGACGTGATGTAACCCTTGCACTATCCGAACACGCCGCCTTCACGACGGACGAACTTACGCTCCGTGGAACACAGCGTTTCGATATCAACGTCCATGACGTTGGAAATGCTTCCGCTACAGCGGCAAACCGTACGCCGGGCCCAATCGTCGGACTTATCACTGCATCTTCGTAGTGATTTGACATAGTGGGGGGTGAGTAATCACCTCCCACTGGAGAACTTCAATGATTAGTACAACTGACCAGAGAATTGTTCGAATCCTTTCCCCTCAATCGGGAACGGCTTTGTCATCCTCTGAACTCGACACTGTCCAGAGCGGAATTAAGGCTGATTATGCCGCCATCTACTACATCCTAGGTGCAGTCGGTGCTGGTGGAATCACCGCTGGAAACTTCAAACTCCAGCATTCTGACGTATCCGGTTCCGGGTTCGTAGACATTCCTGTTTCTGGTAATGGCACTGGTGGTACGTTTGGTGTTGTTACATCATCGACTGATGACAACAAGATTTACGCAATCAACGTAGATACTCGCAAGACACGACGTTACCTCCGTGTAACCTGTACTGCGGCCGCCGCTACACTTGCTTGTGGATTCGCCATCCTCGAGATGAAGGAAGCACCATTCACAGCGGTTACCCGTGGTGTAACTGGCGCAGAACTCCTCATCTAGTGCCTCATTGAATAGCCCTCTCCTAGTGAGGGGGCTATTCTGGTAACACCAATGATTAATTTCCTCGACCAGCGTATTGTTGGCATTACTCCACCTGCCGCAATCGTCAACAATGCTTCTTTCACAACGGCTGAAGTTGATTCGGTTCAAAATGGCATCAAGTATGACTGGGCATCCGTTTACGTGTATCTTGGTGCAACAGACGTAGCCATAACCTCATGTAAGATTCAGGAGTCAAATACATCTGGGTCTGGTTTTGTAGATGTAGTTGGAAAGCGGGGAGTTGCCTCTCTGTCTCCTACGGCTACTGATGACAATAGGTTCTTTGTCTTCCATATTGATATGCGACGCAGGCAACGCTACCTTGACCTAGTCCTAACTGTAGGTAATGGTGCTACTGGTGGATTTGTTACGGCATTTGCTATCTTGTCACGTTCTAAAGAAGTCCCGTCAACTGCTCTACTTCGTGGGGCAAATGGTGGGGAGATGTTGGTAACCTAATGAAAACTCGTGAGGAAGTCGCTCTTGAAGTCGCACGTATGTGTGCATCTGACAGACAACCACTATTGTCTACGGACGACATCCTTGCGGTTGTTGACGAATCTCAGCGGGGTGTACTTTGGGAAGCCAATACGGTTTACACCATTGGTGACTTAGTATTCCCCGCTACATTCAATGGTCGCCTCTATAAAGTGACCGTTGCTGGAACAACCAGCAGTACAGAACCAGACTGGAACACTTCTGGTAGAAACAGCCTCACCACTGACAACGGGGTTGAATTCCTCGATGTAGGCCCTACATACAAAGAACTGTATGACATCAAACGAGCCGCTTGGCGTGGTTGGTTGATGAAGGCTGAACGGTGTGTTGAACTCACGGATGCATCAGACGGTAGCGTGAATGTGCGTATGAGTCAGTTGTATGACCAGTGCATGAAAGCGGCAAGCCGATATAGACCGATGGAGATAGTCTGATGCCATGTATCCTGAAGACCACCTAACACCTATCCGTGCTGAGATGGCACGTCGAGCATTGCCTACCACCGCTGATATCCTCCGTAACTCACCTCTCTCTGACGGTGTTGGCGGGATTCTGACCGAGTGGCGAATCTCATCCTATTGTAAGTGCCGCATTGTCCAGTCATCTGGGAATGAGTCTGTCCAAGGCGGTGTCATGCAAGCCCGTTCCAATTGGACAATCCGTGTACCACTTGATACCGACGTACTTCCACGAGACCGAATCCGTGTAACAAGTGGACTGATTGAAGGGCGTGTCTTCTCTGTCGAATCCGTTGACAATGGTCGTGATAATGCGTTGCTCCTGAGCCTGAGTTGCGACATCATGAGTGATGAGGACGGTGACTTATTATGAAAGACGTAGCATACGGAAGGCTGGTAATCATCG